CATGATAATTATGGTGTAGAACAAATCAATTACAGATTAGGCCACGATGATGATCGTCAACGATCCAATTATTTTGAAATAAACAAAAACGGTCACGCAAACAATAAAAAATCAGTTATTATGTTAACTAAAACATGATCCAAGGCGCCGTGGGCGGACAGCTTCGCAGGCTCGCTTATAACGAGTTCAAGCCAGGGCAGCACTGGAACGGCGCATTCGAAAGGAACCTTTATGCCAGTAGATAAAACTAAAATGTTACGTAAAAAACAAAAACGTCGTAAAGAGGCTGTTCGTCTTCAACGACAAACTTCCTTGCTTCAGGCAAAGAAAGAAACTCTTAAAAAACTTCAACGAGAAGGTCGTCTTCCTCATTGGGTTGCACTAGAACGAGATATTACTGAATGATTCGTCATCTGGGTTATGCCTGTCAGAATTTGACTCTAGGAGGAAAGGTTCTATCTAGCAGAACTATTCGTCTCAAGAATTTTTCTTTGCAACGAGTCGCTGAACTGGCAGTTAAAAACTCAGAAGATTTAGGTACTATCATCCAGTGGAACGCCCATAATAATATACAATTTTTTCGTGTTGGAAGCGGAATATTTCCGTTCATGGATCATCCGGATGTAGGATACAAATTAGATGATTTGCCCAGTCCTGAACAATCTCAGATTAAGTCTAATCTTTCTCGAGCAGGTGATCTAGCTAGACAGAACAATATACGTCTATCGTGTCATCCTGGTCCGTACACCTGTCTGGCGTCTCCAAACACCGAAATAGTAGACAAGACTAAAGATCATTTACTCATGCATAATATGTTAGCTGATCTGTTGGGATGCAACGAACAGTTTGCCATTAATATCCATGTAGGAGGAGTCTACGAGTCCAAACAAACAACTGCAAAACGATTTTGTACTGAGTTTTCTAATTTACCTCAATCACTGCAACAAAGAATTACTCTGGAAAACGACGACAAGCCGTCTATGTGGTCCATGTCAGATCTACGAGAAATGATTCACGAAAATTGTGGAATTAAACTTGTTTTAGACATTCATCATCATAGATTCTGTCAGAGAGAATCGTTGTTGGAAGCAGCAGACATGGCGTTCAGTACTTGGAAAGATTTTCCAGAAATTCCAAAGATTCATTATTCTGAGTCTCGTCCAGGAGCAAGACCTCAGGCCCATTCTGATTACATAAAAGGACCTATTCCAGATCTGGGAGATCAGTGTTACGATGTAATGTTAGAAACTAAGGCCAAAGAACTAGCTCTGCTTGCGTTTCGATCCAATCCGGTCCTGTCGTCTAGCTCGGTCTAGGACAAAAGCCTTTCAAGCTTTGAACATGGGTTCAAATCCCATCAGGATCATTACAAATAGTCATAACGCCGGCTCAGGTACTCCTGATGCGCTTTATCGTCTCTGTCCTGTTGGGCTTTCAATACTTTTTGTATTGCTGTTTCGTCTACACCAGCTGCAAGTGCGGCTTCTATATGATCAGGATGACCGAATGTTGGATGCTGAAGAGCTGCATTATGTACTGCCGAATGAGGATTCAGAAATGCGGTAACAAGAGTCTCATCCCCAGATGCCGGATGCTCGAGTGCCTTTATTGCCTCTTCTGCAGATCCTGTACTAAGTATCTCTGCTATTTTTTGACGGATTGGAGGTTCCGATGTACTCGCATCTTGAAACATTGTAGATTTTGGAAGTTGTCTAGCAGCTTCAGAAGCAGCTTCCGGATCATAATTGAAATAATCTCGACTTGATGGGCCTCTATAAGTTTCTAGTGGCTCCTGTTCTCCTGGTCCTCCTGGTCCGTTCCACATTTCATTCAATCTACTAGTAATCTTGTGTCGCAATAATTCTGTAAGTTTTTGTTTGGTGTTCATATAATTCCTTTACTGTATTTATATAATTAAAATATTAACAATCTTTAAGGCTTTTGTGTTGGTCTGTACTGGGTGTTGTATAAATATCTGTGTAGGTTATCAAAGTGGTTTAGCCTGTTGGGCCTCAAGCTCAGAAAGATTTTATTATGGAAACCAAACTATATCAAACCAAAATTACAGTAGACGGACATTGTCTAGATCTGTTGTTGACTGAAACAGAATTAGTAGAGGCCCACGCACGGGCAACATTACCTGCCAATCTAACCTTGTTAGGAGACGATTGTTGTTCATGTTGGCCCGTAGAACGTACAAAATGTGGATTATGGGACAGATTATTACATCGTTGTGATTGTGAAAAGACCGCTTGACAAATCTAATAAATCTAATATAATATAGACAAAAGGAGATTATTATGGAAAATATAGCGTTTAATACAGAATTTTTTCTTGGAGCTGGTACCGTTGGAGTTGTATTTGCAGGATACTGGTTATGGAACTCCATGACTAGTTATCGTGATGAAATGCAACGAAGATTAGATCAAGAGTCTCATTTTTTCTCAAACGAAATCCAGGACGTACATCGTCGACTGAGCAATGATTTACAAGAAGTCAATGCTCGTATCGATACAACACGTTCTGATATGCAACGAGATTATCTTGATCGATTCCGAGAAGTAGATACGAATATCGAAGACCAAGTTGTTAATGTATCACGAGAAGTAAATGAATTACGTCAGGAATTTGATGCACGACTTATTGGTGAGGCTCGTAATGTGCAACGAATGGTAGATAGAAAACTAGAATCTCAAGTTGAAGCCTAATTCAAAGAAAGGAATTAAAATGGCAAATGTACGCATTGTTCGTCTTACAAGTGGAGAAGAGTTGATTGGAGAGTATACTAAGACAGAAACCGGTGTTTCCATAAAGGATCCGTGTGTTCTGATTCCGTCACAAGAAGGAAAGTTGTTGTTTGTTCGTTGGTTGCCCTATACAAAAACAGATAAGGGAGTTGAAGTGGCAGATTCTCATGTCATGTTTGTTTTGGAACCCCAGAAGGAGTTAGAAGAACACTATACCGGTGCCATTACTAACAATCTGTTTGTTCCTAAGTCCAAGATTGCAACTCCTCCGTTAAGTCTGACAACCTGATTTGGATTTAAATCCCAGTCAAACTAACACCGAGTAACATCGGTGTTTTTTATTCCCGTAGCTCAGAGGATAGAGCAACGGTTTTCTAAACCGTTGGTCGCTGGTTCGAATCCAGCCGGGAATGTTTCAATTTTCGAACAGATATCTGTTCAATATATCATTCCAGAATTAGGTGGAGAATTTCCTCTTGGTACATTTCGTCTTGGTAAATTTCGTATTGACAGAGGTAATTCAATATCTTGATTATTAAAAGTTAATCCAACAGGATTATTGAGAGTCAATCCACTAGCATTTATGGACGAATCACTAACAAATGATGTGGTTGAAATATTTTGTTTATATAATCCTATTACATTCTGACCTATGCTGTTTAATACCGGCATATTAATGGTAGTATCACTACTTGGATTTGTATCACTTATGACAATATATTCTTTATTAGATTTTATTTGTATAGAATCTACTCTGAATTTTCTATCTCCGAATTCTAATATAGAATTTACTTCAACACCACAATAACTAAAAGAATTTGTACCCATAGGTAAAGAATTGGTAATGATAAAAGTATTTGGAGGATATTGTTTTATTTGACTTGATATTTTGGATATTGTAGGTATTGAGTCGAATTTATTTGCATCATAATAACCAGTTGGAATAGAAGAAGTGGTGGTGGCAATTACTACATCATTTAAAAATGTCTGAAATGCAAATGTTGCACCCAAATTAGAACTAGAATAGTTGTAAGTAGCATTTGCTAAAGAAAATATCTGACCCTGTATAAAATTTTGTGGTTCTGCTAAAGAAAAAAAATCTCGTAGAATTTTTATAGGCTTTACATTGAATTCTGACGGTGGTTTCGAATAATCAAAATAAACAATTTTAGGAGATCCTGTCTCAACTGTTATATTTGGAGTTAAAATAACTCCTTCCTTTTCTGTATTTCCGTATACATAACCAGAACTTATTCCTATTCCAGTTATAGTTAATTGTTTTATTAATTCGTAATCTGTTTTATTATATTGAACAGATTTGTTTGTTCTATTTTTATGCCTACTAACGTTGTTGTACAACATTTAGTTAATCTCATGATCCTATATAGAATATTTTTTGATTTTCTGATAATTCAGGAGCAAAACAAAATATTAAATTTGTACTGTTACAATCCAAGAACAAAGACTCTCCTGGATCTAACGGATACGCACTCCCTGGATTGGACACAATAGACTGATTTCCGACAAAAATCGTTCTGGTGTTTGTTGTTGGAGCCTTTAGATTGATTCCACTCTTGAATATTGATACGGATCCTGTGGTAAGTGCATATATTGAATTGTTTTGAAAGAACTTGACACCAGAATGTAATTGATTTTGTTTGGTTATTTCTATTACTTTAACATTTATTCCGTTAGTGGTAAGTTTATCGTTGATTGCAGATACTGTTGCAGTATTTGTATTGATTGCATTCAACTGACCGGTTATTGCACCAGTTGTTCCTGTTGTTGCATTTATAATTTTTGCAAAATCGGTTGCAAAAGTATTACCGGTAGAAATCATACTAACTGAAACAGTATTTCCAACCGTAACCGGAGCAGACTGAAGAGGTCCTGTTGTTCCGTGCCATCTGATCAGAACTGGAGAGTCAAATGTATTTCCGCCCTGTACACGCAACGGAGTACTTGTTGAATTTGTTACTCCAACCACCGCACTTAATTGAAGAGTCAGGCCAAATTCGGTATTGAGAACATTGACATTCAAAGCACCGCCAGTACCTCCAACAGGAGTCAGTGTAATTCCTGCCATATAATTCAAACTAGTAGGAATAAAAGATTGACCTGTTGGACCCCATACTCGCACACTGTCTTGTGTGAATCCTAATACAGAATTTAAGGATAGGCCTACAATAGTAGTTCTGGTATTAACATTATCTAAAGAATAAGAAAGATTTCTTCCACCGGTTATTGTGATCGCAGTTGCACCAGATACTCCAAATATTCCAATATTGTTTAGGACGGACACAGAAACAGGAGTCCCACCACTGATTCCTTCAACAGATCCTTTGATTAAAACATTACTTCCTGTTCCAGTTCCTTGGATCCATAATGCGTTATTCGAAGTATTTCCGACATTAAATGTCCCTGAACCGTAAACCGAACCGGTTATTCCTAGTAAAAATCCTGCACCTGAGTTGCCTATAAACGAACGAATATCCACTGGCATAGGATATTCTGTACTTACTCTGTGAGAAACGTTCTCATTTCCCCATACTACTTTAGACAGGGGCAAATGAATGTCAGGCGATACTCCTGCAGTATTATAATCTGTTCCCAGAACAGCTGTACCTCCCTGTACTCCTATAATAATATTGTTATCGGTATCTGGTGTAGACATCGGTTGTAATGTACCTTTTCTTTCTAGTATATATATAATGCTTTACATACTTATTATTTCTGTTATAATCTGATCTATGCAATCTGTACCCGATAAAAATATAATATCAAAAGAGTCCTTTTCAAAAAAGATAGAAAAATATGTGGAACAATACAACTCCACATATATGGATGCCGTTATTAGTCTGTGTGAAAACTACGGTATAGATTATAATAATGTTAGTAAAATCCTAAACAGGCCTATTTTAGAACACATTAAAGAAGAAGGTAAAGAACAGAATCTTCTTCCCAGAATATTACTTAAAACTAAAAAATTACCCTTTTGAAGTACTTGACTTTACTAGTAATTGAGGTATACTACATACTAATAAGACCACAGGGAGTTCCTGTGAATAACATTAGTCCGAAGTAGTTCTTCGGGAAAGGAATTATATGAGTTTTAATGAGTTGAAAAAGAAGTCAAAAGTATCTAATTTAGAAGATTTAGTAAAGAAACTAGAAGATCAGAATAAAAAAGAATCTTATCGAGACGAGCGGTTCTGGAGACCAGAAATGGACAAGTCTGGAAACGGGTTTGCAATTATTCGATTCCTACCAGAAGTTGCAGAAGAAGATCTTCCTTGGGTTAAGTATTACAACCATGCATTCAATGGTCCAGGAGGATGGTATATCGAAAATTGTTTAACTAGCTTGGGTCAAAAAGATCCAGTAAGTGAGTTAAATACTCAATTATGGAATTCTGGTGTAGAAAGTGATAAGAATATTGCCAGAGATCGTCGTCGTAAATTACATTATGTTTCGAACGTTTTGATTGTTTCCGATCCTTCTAATCCCCAGAACGAAGGAAAGGTATTTTTGTTTCGTTACGGATCAAAGATTTTTGAAAAGATTCAAGAAGCTATGAAACCAGAATTCAAAGACGAAGAAGCAATTAATCCATTCGATTTTTGGAAGGGAGCAAATTTCCGTCTCAAGATTCGAAAGGTAGCAGGTTATACTAATTATGATAAGTCTGAATTTGATGCACCATCTTCTGTATTAGGTGGAGATGATGCGAAACTAGAACAGTTATGGAAAACACAATATCCACTAAAAGAATTTATTGATGCCAAAAACTATAAAACATACGATGAATTAAAAGATCGAATGTTTCAAGTATTGGGTGGAGATATTCGTGCTGCTTCAACACATAACGGAACAATAGAAAATGTCTCATCTGAAGATTTTCAAGAGAAACGTTCTGCTGTTATGAAAAGTAAAAAACCAGTAGCAGAAGAAGATGTTTCTGAAACTACTGATGCACTAGACTATTTCAGTAAACTAGCAGACGATTAATTTATAAATACTTACAGTTTGTTAGACCAACCTCCCGAGCAGTATGGGAGGTTGTTTTATTTTACTAGTTTAATAAAGTTATTTAACATCAAATAATTTATTGTAAATTAAACAACTATTTTTTGATTTTTTTACTATGTTATGTGGATAACTTGAAGATAGTGGTACATTAATATTTTTTATTTTAATATTAGATTTTTTATTACTGATTTTTTTAAATCGAGCATTCAAATCAAATAAAGTAATATTCGAATCTAAATTAAAAAATTCTTTTATTTCTTTTTTGATATTTGATTTTTCATTATATGTTTGATTAATTTTTTCGACTTTTAGTGAGTTCATTTTTTTTACATCAGGATTTACAAAGGTTGCAATGGTCGGACTCTGTATTAGACCATTTGGATTTATATTTACACTATCTTTATTAAATTTAAAAGACTCTGGTGAATTTTTTTCTCCCACCAATACAGTTTTTATTCCTTGAGAGTTGTTTAAATTAACAGAACCTCCTCTTTTGAATGTTGGAATTCTTCTATTTTTAATGTCAAATAGTATATTTGTAGAAATATTATTTTTTTTGTAATTTCTAGAAATATCATCTTTAATTGACTTCATTTCTTCTTTTGACAGATAATAACTAGAGGTATCTTGCATTGGATTTGTAAAAGACAAATCGGTAAAAGAAAAATTATTCAAATTTTGATCATCTTTTTCTGATGTATTTCTAACGAACTCTAGATTAGGTACAGTCTCTTTAGTCTCTTTAGTCTCTTTGGTATCTCTGGTATCTTTAGTCTCTTTAGTCTCTACTTGAATATCTCGAGAAACTACAGGTTCTGATGTATTTCTGACGAACTCTAGATTAGGTACAGTCTCTTTAGTCTCTTTAGTCTCTTTGGTATCTCTGGTATCTTTAGTCTCTTTAGTCTCTACTTGAATATCTTGAGAAACTACAGGTTCTGATGTATTTCTGACGAACTCTAGATTAGGTACAGTCTCTTTAGTCTCTTTAGTCTCTACTTGAATATCTCGAGAAACTACAGGTTCTGATGTATTTCTAACGAACTCTAGATTAGGTACAGTCTCTTTAGTCTCTTTAGTCTCTTTGGTATCTCTGGTATCTTTAGTCTCTTTAGTCTCTACTTGAATATCTCGAGAAACTACAGGTTCTGATGTATTTCTGACGAACTCTAGATTAGGTACAGTCTCTTTAGTCTCTTTAGTCTCTTTGGTATCTCTGGTATCTTTAGTCTCTTTAGTCTCTACTTGAATATCTTGAGAAACTACAGGTTCTGATGTATTTCTGACGAACTCTAGATTAGGTACAGTCTCTTTAGTCTCTTTAGTCTCT